CTTAAAGCTAAAGCCTATAATGCTCTTCAGTTTGCCGCCGTCTATTCGGTCAGTTACATCAGTAAAAACCTTTATAAGACTAGCAACTTCGTCTCTTCTTGCTAGATTACGAGCAATTATTCGAAGCCTATCCAGTCTGTTGTTAAACGCTTCACCTAGCTCCTCTGCGGCCTCATCTCTCTCAGCTATTTGGACTCTACCCATCTGGCTAACTTCTGCATTGAAGTTACCAGCTATTGCTGCTACAGCGAGTATCTTATCTCTAGCAGCAACAATCTGGCCTTCTACCTCTTGCAGACCCTCTACCTCTGATTTAAGCAAGTCGTCTAAACGAATCTCACCCTCGTCATCAATTAGCGCTCCTATCCCTAAGCTATCTCCTCTTTGCTTCCTTTTCTGAGGTTCAGTTAGTTCTTCTAGGATTGGGCCGAATACAGCAGTACTAACCATGTTAGTGAATGCATCGGTAGCCTCATTAGCTCGATCTATTATCCTCTCAAACCAATTTCTTTTCTCAAGGTCTTCCTGAGATGATACAAGAGCAGCGATACTGCTTCTAGTTTCATCCAGAGTAGCAGGTATAGAAGTGGCAAAGACTTGATGATAAACAGTAGGTAAACCCAATAAGACCCTAACAGTGTCTACAATAGACTGGAACCAAGTCCTCTCAAACCGAGCACTAGATTCTTCTGCCGCATCTGCGCTACTAGAGAACATCAGAGATAGCCCTGCAAAAGCAAGGATAGCACCTCTAACATAGGGGTTTAATGAAGCGAACAAAGCAGCTATTTTGCCTACAGGAGCAAAGAACGATAGAGCAGCTCCTTTTACAAAAAGCAGCGCTGTACCTATCCCTGTCAGTAGAGCGGTAGGGAAAGACCGTATAGCCCCTGCTAATCTCTTAATCCCTTCGATAGAAGCAAAAGCAGTCAGTGTTTCTATTAGAGTACCTCCAGCGGAGATACCTGCCAGAGCCTTTAGGTTTGTGCTTAGCTTTGTCATAGCATTAGTGATCTTACCAGCGTTATTGCCAAGTGCCTTCACTACACCATTAAGTCTTGCTTTTATTAATTCTGAGGCCTGGGTGAGGCCTTTCTTACTAAATAGTTTTGCGGTAACCCCTGCGGAAGACAACTTTTCTGCGACGAGATTTGCGTAAAGTTCTCCTGCAACTTTTGCAGTTTTCCTTGCAGAATCTTTAGCTTTCTGGCTTCCCCAGAGTAGTTGTCCAGCCGTAGTAGCAGCTTCTGCAAGACCCTGCCTGAATCCACCACCAGTTACTAAGAAACCACCAAGAGACTTGAATATGCCCGGTAGCTTAGAGAAACCTTTCAATACATTTAAAGCGGGGGTTAAGAACCCTTTTCTAAGGATAAGAGAAACTACTCCTGCAGCTCCTGCTAACCCAAATGCAAAGTTTGCAGTGGCGTCTAATAATCCAAAAGTTAGGAAGTTTACTACATCCTTTATACCTAATAAAAGACCACCTATTAAGGTTTCCCTTAGTTGGGTGCCGATATTCCTAAGAAGGTTTTCACCAGCTTCCCCTATTATTTCTACTGCTCCCGCCAGTATAACTAAGATATTAGAGCTTAAAGCACCTATAACTGTACCTATCTCACCTACCAATACTGCCAGTATGTTTCCATAAGACCTTATTAAGGCTTGTGGATCTAATCCTTGCTGTATTAATCCCGCAAGTGATACGGCGATAGCTGCTAGTGGTTGCTTCATCCCTGATAACAAAGTTACTGCTAGTATGTTTGAGAATACTGCAGCAAGCTGAGGGAAGGTATCTCGGATTTTTAAGAACTCCCCTAAGTATGTTGCTCCTGCAATCTTAGCATACTTAAGTAAGAGTACACCTGCCTCTCCCCCTGCTTTAAATAGGACAAAGCCTACTCGTACAGATGCTGCAAGAAGTGCGTCTATTTGTAATCTAAGTTCGTCAGAGTCGATAGTTAGCTTGGGCTTTATAGACCTAAAGATTTCTCCTACCATGCTCTTAAAGCGTGTTAGCTTTTCTTTAACCCCTTCTACCATTATGTCTGTCCAGCTGAGAACGCCCTTGACCATGTCAGGCCACCAAGAGTTTCCTACAACTGCATCGTAGATATCGAAAAACACTCTCTGAACTGCTATTCCGAAATCTACGACTTTTTCTAAAACTTTACCTATAAGAGTACCATCAGTTAGCTCTAATACCTTGTTTACTACTTTCGAGTAAAAACGGTATGCAGTTTCTAAAGGCGTTCTAATTGATTCAGCTATTGATTTAACGCTAGTAGCTACGCTATCTGTAAACGAGTTGATAGCTTTGGCTGCTGTTCTAAAGTATTTATTAATCGTTTGTGAATCCCCTACGGAATTGCCTAGTCCTTCAATAGCGTTAGCGACAAACTCTACCTTACGAGCGAGTTGTTCTGGACCTACGCTAATGAAATCTTGGACTGCTCGGCCCATACCGTATAGTGTTTCGATCAGCTTGCCCCCTTGAGAGACTGCAAAATCTATCTCAGAAGAAAATACTACGTACAAAGTAGCACCTAGCTGGGCTACAGCAATAACTAGCTCTTTCCCTATCCTTTGTGCTGCAAACCCAATACCAATAGCTAGTCTCTCAAACATATTGACCACTGGGTCTAGCCTGAAGCGTAGCAGTAGCAGCTGTAGGTCGGAACCGAGACCTATAAAAGTCTTAACCGCATAAAACGAAGTAGTTATCTCTGCGTCTAGTCTGTTAAAAGACCTTACTATATTCTCAAAAGTAAACCTGTCTGGGTTTAGTACTTCTGTCAGATAGTCTATCGCTTTAGCGAATTCATCAAAACCTTCTGCATCTAGTATCTGCAAGAAAGCCTTCTGAGCTTCTCCTATTCTAAAGAAACCCCCTGTGAGTATGTTTACAGCGCCTAGAAACCCTAGACCTACTCTCTGTAGGAACAGCTCAATCATACGAGTGCCGCCAGCCATAAACTGGTAAAAAGCTACTCTAATCTCAAACCATTTACTGGTAAATATCTCTAGCACAGGGACTACTTGTAAAATCCTTTGCCCCATAACTGAAAGCAAGCCCAGTACAGATTTAGATACTTTGATTATACCCGCAAAGCCTTCTACAAAATTCTTACCAGCTTGTGCTGCTCTTTCTGATCCAGAGTTAAGGAACGCAGCAGCATCAAATAAACCAGCAGAGAGCTTTGTTACTAAACCTGTGCCCCTAACAAAGCTAGAAACCACTAAACCTATGTTATCTGCGAGAGCAATAAATCCAGAGCCAATAGTCGCTTCTAGCAAACCGAACTCTCTGTCTATTTTATCCGCTTGGCTTAGGAACGCTTCTAGTACTACCTCGGCTGTAATCTTACCTTGCTCTGCAAATTTACGTAACTCTCCTAGACTTATACCCATAGAATCTGAGATAGCTGTTGCTACTCTTGGAGTTTGCTCCATTACAGAGTTTAATTCTTGGCCTCTTAAGGCCCCTGCAGCTAAGCCTTGACCTAGCTGTACAATAGCGGCTTCCGCAGAAGCTGCACTTGATCCTGAGATTACGATAGCTTTCTGAACCGCTGTAGTTGCTTTTAGCAGTTCTTGGTTACTTACCCCTAATCCCTTTGTTGTTCGTCCGAGACGAGAATATAGCTCAGTTACACCCGATAATGCACCTCGGGTTTCTATAGACACTTTCTGAAGTTTAGCAAAAGTTTCAGCTAGTTTGTCGGTTCTTCCTGTAACTAGCGCAACTTGGTTTTCAAGGTTGATAAACTTATCTGCAGCCGCCTGTATGCCTTTAACGGCGAATCCTGCTGCCAATGCTGTTCCCACACCCCTAGCGGCTCGGCCTAAGCGATCCATGCTAGAACTAGCTTTCTTAGCTTGTGTGTCTACATTGTTTACCTTCTTGTTTAACTTCTCTACGTCTTGTTGAGCCTTTCTCGAATCAGACTTAAATTCTAGTCTAATTGCCATCGTTATTCTTCCACGTCAATAGTTTCAAATAGGACACCTGCAGGGTTATAGTCTTTACTGAGTACAGTAGACTCTACGAATCTTGCAGGTGCTTGTTTTGAAGAACCTCGGTTAAGATCTTCGATATAAGGTGTTCCATTGGTAATGTACAAGGTTTCTACTTTCTTGTCACTAACAGGCCCTATAATCGGTGAAGAAAAACGGACTCCATCTTTTTTAGCATCCTTCAGCTCTCCTCTAAATTGAGTGAGAACCCAAGAATTTTTTGCTCTTCCTGTATCTACAGGGGTATTCCTTTTTAGATCGTTCAGTGTTTCAAAAGCTTGTAACCTATTTGCTTCATTAACAAAGGTCACTAGCTCCTTGTCCATATTCTTGAACTCCTCAGAAACACCTTGGAGCTTTATTCGCATTACCATATATTTCTCCTCCGGTATTTCCGGGAGTTAAGAGCTATATCAATCGACGTCAACGTCCCAACCTGTATCCAATAACTTTTGGAATAGCGAGGATCGGACAAGCTTACCTGCATCTTTATCTACGGAGCGGTTAGTCTCTTCTTCTTTGTCTTTTTCAATAGCATGTAGTGAACTGAATAGCTCATGGGGCTTAGCTTTAACCCCTTGAGCCGATAGTAGGTAGTGAGTTCGATGATCCTCCCTCCAGCCCATAGGCCTTCTTTGGAAGTATTCTATCCAATCTGCAACCTCTGAGTGAGGCCACGATCGAACTTCGCTAACCCTAACGCCTAGATTAAGCGCTAAATCATGTAGATAAAGCGCCTCATCATCTAGACGCTTTACGCGTTTCCCTCTTCATCTTTAGCAGAGAGTCCGTTAAAATCTAAAACAGCTTCGTTTAATTCTTTTAGCGCTACGGGAGAAAAGCCATCTAACTGCTTATCTGTAAGTTCCTCAAACTCGACGATTCCGGAGCGAAGCAAAGCGCCCATAGCGGCCTTATTGCTTTCCATTGCGTCTAGGTTTTCGAATTCCTGCGCCATTTTAGAGAAGCTAGCGACTTCTCCGTAGGAAAGCTCTTTAACAGTTAGCTCTTGTCCACGGAAGTCAATAGTTTTAGTAGTAGTAGTGTCAGCTAGAAATTTATCGATGTTCATAATTATATTACCTTAGTATAGTTTATTTACCAGTTACTCATCTGAGCCTGATTTAGTATTAGCGAATAGGTGCTTATTAGCACTCTCGAATTCTTCAACAACTCTTCGAAGAGCGTGAAGTGAATGAAGGGTGTTCAATACCTCAATCCACTTCTCGGATTTCTCTGGAAATTCTTCCAGACGAGAAGAGGTCTTGTAGAAACTCGTGTCTATTGCCTTGTTTATCTTCGCACTAGTCACTCTTAAAACATAGGACTGGTCGAAGGGAGGCTGATCTTCTGACATAGTTTCATACCTTTAGTAAGGGGAGACACCCCTAGGAGACCCTAGAGGTGTCTTATTAATTAAGCGTAGCTTTGTTGAGCTGAGTTATCAGCATCGACTACGTAGCTGTGTGGTCCTGCCATCTCACCGTCAATCGTCAAAGTAACGTTCAACTGGTTAGAGTCAGTCAGGTTAGGTACAATCTCGAAAGATGCAACTGAACCAAACAGGTAGAAGTCAGAGAACTCACGCATGTCAGTTCCGGTGTTGTCTGACTGAGTGTACTCATAAGGAAGTACAACCTGATCAGGATCGATATCCTGCGCAGCGTTAGACAGTCGAATACGGAATAAACGCAATTCGCCAGCTTCACGAAGCTCAGAGATGAAACCGTGCTCGGTAGGGATGTAGTTGAACGTGAAGTCCAAAGAAGGAGCATCAGACTGACCAGCAATCTGTGAAGAAGCGCCTTGTCCGTACTGAGGTACGTTTACAACGTTAGCAGGAATACCGAGGTTAGGGAACTCACGGATACGTCCGAAAGCCTTAACGTC